ATAGATTTATTTTAATTAAAGATGGATTTTATAAGAATGCTGATTTTACTTTTGATATTAACATTGAAAATGAACAGGAAGACAGCCAGTTGATTACTTCTAATTTATTTGCTATATTTCAAGCGCTGGCTAGTAATCCAACAATTTTACAAGACCCAGTCATTAGAACGTTATTTTATGAATATGCTGAAAGAGTTGGAGTTAGCCCGATGAAAATAGAAATTGCTAATCTAGAAAAAACACAGATGGAGCAAACACAACAACCACCACAGCAGTTATTGGCTCCAGCTCCTATTAAAGGAAAGCCAGCTCAAGCAGTTAATCAGGAAAGTCCGCAAGTAGCAGTATAAAATTAAAAATATATGTTTAGTTCAGAGCAATTAATAAAACTAAAAAGATTATTTCAAGACCCCGATTGGAAATTGGTAGATAAAATGTTAAGAGAATACATTGAACCCCTGCTAAACATTCAGAACGTTGATTTAAGTGATTTAAATAGAGGCGTTAAAGGAGAAATAAAGGCAAAAATACAATTTTATTTATTAATTGATAAGTTTTTGAAGGATGCTCAGGTAATAGCTGAATCTAAAGAAATATCAGAAGTTAACAATAAAGATTCAATGGAATAATTAGAAATAATTATATTTGGGTTAAAGGAACACCCTTTAAAAGTTCCATAATGAGCTGTCATAAACAGCAATTAAAAATATGTCAGAAGAATTAGACATTGAGAACATCAACTCTTCAAATGATGCGGACGTCAACGATAATGACGACAATGTGGGAGAAAACAACAACGGTGACAACAATGATAATACTCCCACCCTTGAAGATTATCAAAGAGTTTTTGAGGAAAAGAAACAGCTAGAGGAGAAAAACAAGAAATTGTATGCTCGCCTAGCCAAGTTGTCATCAAATCTTAAAGGGCAGGCAGTATCACATTCAGAAGATGTTAACGACAAATTAGAAAGGCTGGANNCTTGAAAATCCTTATGTGAAGTCAGCCATTGACATTATGCGTGAGAAGGCAAAAGCCGAATCAGCAGTTGTTGATGTTGACAGCACAAAGTCGGATATTGAGAAGAAATATACCGCTGACCAGCTAAAAAATATGCCATTAGAAGAGCTGGAAAAAATACTGCCAAAAGCGTAATCGTTAAAAACCGATGCCCGAGTTCTTGTTAATTATTAACAAGTTGATTACGATGTTAAGTTAATATAATTTGTATGGCCGATGTTACTACTTCAACCTTATCTAATTTGATGCAAATTTATTATGATAAGGTATTTCTAGACCGTGCTGAACTTGCCCTACAATACGATTTCGGTGCACAAAAAAAGGTAATGCCAAAAAATAGTGGTAAGACTATTTATTTTAATCGCTTTTCACCGTTACCAGTTGCTACTACTTCTTTAAGTGAGGGTTCTAGCTCCTTAACTGGTGTTGCGATGTCTAGCACTATTGTTTCAGCCACTATCGCTGAATATGGCAATTATTCTTCTGTTTCATCTCTGTTTGATATGACTTCTCTTGACGAAGGATTAAAAGAACACGTTGAGGTGATGGCTCAAAATGCTGGTGAAACACTAGATACCTTAATTGCTGCCGAGTTATCTGCTAATGCTACCGTTCAGCTTGCTGGCGGTAAATCTGATTTAAGTGCAGTGGCAAGCACTGATACCTTAACTGGTGCTGAAATTCGTAAGGCTGTCCGCACGTTAAAGAAAAACAAAGCTAAAACTTTTGATGATGGGCTATTTCGTGCTGTTATTCCCGTAAGTGCTGCTTATGACTTGCGTGGCAATAGTGAATGGTTGAATGCTAATACCTATGTCAATGTTGACCTTTACAAGAACGGTCAGGTTGGAACTTTACACGGTGTCCGCTTTGTTGAAACAAACAATGAGNNCTAGAGGGTCAACCCGAAAGCCGAATTATTATCAAAACTCCTGGTCCAAATGACACTTCTAATCCGTTAGATATGTATTCTACTGTTGGTTGGAAAGCTTATTTTGTTGCCAAGGTTTTGAATTCGTCTTGGGTGATTGCCATCAAGAGTGGAGCCACTGCTTAATTAACAAAATAATATTGTTCCCGCTTGGGTATTCAGACACGCCGATATACCCAAGCGTGGCGTGTGAATAATATGACAATACAAGAATTAGAAACAAAATTGAAAGAGATAGATAAAAATATTGTTATTAATGACCTTTCACAATATGGTGTAACCGATGTAGTAGAAATTGCTTATAACTATAATGGTAAAATGGTTAATATTTGTGCTTGTCCATCAAAAGAAGTAAAGGAAGAGTTTGACCCAAATTATAAAGATGAATATGGCAGGCCACACAGAACGGTTGGAGCAGTTTTATCAATGGCTCAAAACTTTATGAATCTATGGAACAATGAACCTGGATTTATAGAGTTAATGACCTGTAATGAAAAAGATTTATGACCAAGGTTCTTTTTACTAATAGGCCGAAAGATGTTTGGATTGGTGGCGATTATATCCAAATGGAACGAACCGCTGAAGAATTAGAAAAACTTGGAGTTGGAGTAGAAATTATTGAAAGCGGATTATTAAGACCTGCATTAAGAATAAGAGAGTTTGACATTGTTCATAACTTTAACTTTCCGATGGTTTGGGCAACTTATTCTTGCTGGATGGCTAATTTACATCGTAAGCCCTGGGTTAGCACTATGATTTATACTGATACCGACAGATTTGTATCTTATGAGAAACAACAGATTATGATAGATAATTGTTCAGCCGCTATATTTGCTAATCAGGGTGAAGTAGAAAGAGTTAAAAAAAGATTAACCATAAAAGACGACATTATCCACATAATTCCTAACGGAATAGATGATTTTTGGTTGAGAAATATAAGACCTAAAAACAATAATTATGGTGATTATGTTTTAACAGTTGGGAGAATAGAAAGTTTTAAGGGACAGCTAGCGGTGGCCAAGGCTTGTAAGGAGCTTGGCTTTAAATATATTTGCGTGGGTGAAACACCAGATGAGAATTATGCTAAACAGGTTAGAGCTGAAGGGGCTATGATTTTACCACCAATGAATAAAGAAGAATTGATAAAAATGTATAAATACGCAAAAGCAATGGTGTTAGCTTCAAAAACGGAAGTAATGAGCTTGGCCGTAATGGAAGCAATGGCACAGAATTGTCCAATAGTTTTAACTGATGGCTCTGGCTGGAAGCCTAACAATGTTTCTTTTTGTAAGTATAATAATGTTTCTAGTATTAAAGGAGCAATTAAGAAAGAATATGGCAGAAAAGTAGACCACAAAGAACAGATAAAACAATATCGCTGGGAAGAAGTGGCTAAGCAATTGAAGCAGATATATGATAACTTGCTGGCTAATAAAGCTTAGAATATGAAAATATCAGCCTTAATTCCAACCTTTAACAGACCTCAGTTTATTGTTAATGCTATTAAAGCAATTTTAGACCAAGATTATGTGATTTTGAAATAATAATAAAAGATGGTGGTGAACCAATACACGCCAGTTAAACCAGTTCCTTGTAAGGTTAGTTTAGAAGAAGGAATAAAAAACATTATACAAACATTATGAAAATAGTTTTTATTGACAGCTCTTGGAGTAACACAAAAGACAAAAATTATAGCGGTGTTGGCTATTATAGGCTTGTTAACCCAGCAAAGTATATTAAAAAATATAATATTAAGGTTATTGACAAAGAAATTCAAACCCTTTATAAGAAACCAGAAGATACCCTAAAAAACATAATGAGAGATAACGATATCGTGCTTACAAAAGCAGTAGACAACCCGCAGGCTTGCGCTCAGTTATTGTTTTACAGGGATTATTATAAGCGAAAATTAATTGTTGATTTAGATGATAATTATTTTGAAGTTAGAGAAGACCAACCAGGATATAAATGGTATTATCCAGGTAGCCAAAAAAGAGCAATCTTGTCAGCATATCTATCTTTAGCTGACCACCTGATAGTTTCAACTCAGCCACTAGCTGATTATCACAAGGAGTTTTTCAAGAAAGTATACAAACAGAATACCCCGATAACAGTCTTGCCGAACTTCAACGACCTAGATGAGTTCAGATACAGATATAAGGGCAATCAGAACCAGAGAATGATTAAAATCGGTTGGCAAGGTTCAACAACTCACTTCTCAGACCTGTTAATGGTTATGCCAGCAATCAAGAAGATTATGGCTAAGTATCCGAATGTCTGGGTTGACTTTATGGGAGGGATTGAAATCAATCAGGTTAGAGATTTATTCGGTAAGTTCCCTGATGAGATGTTTAGACGGGTATCAATCGTAGGTGGAACACCGAGCTGGTTAAATTATCCCTGGAAGCTGTCAAAGACTAAATGGGATATTGGTATTTGTCCACTGATTGATGACGAGTTTAACAGGAATAAGAGCCATATTAAATGGATGGAATACGCAGCTTATAAGATACCGTCAGTCGCCTCAAAGGTTTATCCTTATTATAAAGATATTTTAGGAATTAAAACAATTCAGCAAGGAAAAACTGGCTTTTTAGCCAGAACAACAGATGATTGGATTAAATATCTTACACTTTTAATAGAAAACAAAGATTTAAGGAAAAAAATTGGTGAAAATGCCTACGAAGATATTAAGAAAAATTGGCAGATGAAAGACCACTATCAACTTTATGAAGATTTATTTGATAAAATCATATGCAATTCAACGACACAACCAATAAAAACGGAATAATACAATTAGCTGAAGACTACACCGATTTAGGTGATGGTTATATTTCAGGTAATTCAACAATGTTAAAGAAGTTTACCGCCTGGGCTAATGAAACTGGTGATGACCTATGGTTCGCTATTTGGTCATCTATGGGGTCTTGGCAATGGGATGACAGCAATCAGACAGACTTGCCACAAGCTACAACTGATTTGGTCAGTGGTCAATCAAGATATGCTATGCCGACATCAGCCCTGACTATTAAAAGGGTAGAGATTAAAGACGAGAACGGCTCTTGGCTAAAGATTAAGCCATTCACTAGGGAAAAGGAAAAAGAAGCTATTGGTTCGCTTGAAACACATTCAGGCGTTCCAACTGGTTATTTTATGATTAATGATACAGTTCAGCTGTATCCAAAACCAAACTATGCTTCAACTGG